ACCTGAAGGTCAGGGAAGATTTCAGCGAGTTTCTTTTTCTTGATGCCGAGAAAACCGGCCACGTCGCGGATGCTGCTGTAGTCGAGGCCAATCGCGCCGCCGGCGCCTGCTCGCCACTGGGTGGACATCCGGTTGAATAGGAGGAAGGCAGACCAAAGGCACGGCCAAACTTCGAACTCTTCTTCCATGTCCTCTGCGTCCCAGCCGAAAGCCGCGATCTGCTCGGCATCCGGCGGGGATTCATACAGGGCGCGGGCGGCGCGGATCAGTTTCCCGTGCGAGCCTTGGCGAAAGCTGCCTGGTACGCATCCACGACGGCCTCGGTCGTCCCATGACACGAAGTCACCAAGGCCTTGATGCTCTCGTCATCGAACTTGTCGTCGAACTCCCAGCCTACGACCAGATCCTTGATTTGCCGCATCTGGTTTTCGGTATCCACGGCAATAATTTCCGATACCGTTGGATTTTCACCAAAGCGCTCTTGGCCGTCCTTGCGCCGCTGATTCCACTCATCGAACAGGGCTGCCAATTCGATACGGTTTCGATACTTGAACGTGAATTCAACCTTCACTGGCTCCTGGCCAACGACGGGGATCATCACCGCGCCCAGAAACGTCGGTGCCTGGGCAATCTTGAATTTCGCCATGGTTAAGCTCCGCCGCCTGCAGCAACAGGCGCGCGATACGCAGTGATTTCCGCGTTGATGGTGAACCCAAAGGAGACAGCAGCGCCTTCGTTACGAACCAGCGTCGGCGTCTTGTTGAACGATGCGTAGCCAGCGTAGTAGATCGTCTTGCCGTTGGGCAGCGACATACGCAGGATGCGGACTTCCTTCTCGCGGTCAGCCTTATCGAGCTCTTCGTACCAAGCTAGGCTGTCATCGTCAGCCAATTGGAAGGCGAAAGCCTGTGCGTTTTTGGTGGTCGGGATCTGCTTGTCGCGACGAGCCTCGAGCGGCGCATAAGTCCAGTACTGCTGCTCGCCACCGGACATGGAGTTGCCGATCACTTGGTTGACGGCTACCCAGCCGGTAACTTTCTTGGCGGTGCCGCCGCTGATCCCGTCCGGAAAGAAAGCAACATTGGATGTGTCGATGCCTTCCAAGGTAAATGCGCCGGCGGCAGCGTTGGATACACGCACGGCGCGCTCGTTGATGTCCTCCCAGCCGGAGGTGATCAGCAGAATATCGCCATTGGCAAAACCGTTCGCGGCGCTGGTAGCAACACCCGGGTTTGCGTTGCTGATTGCGGAAATCAGCTTGGCGGCGGCGAACCCGCTGGAAATCGAAATTGTTGCCCCGTTGGGGAAATAAACAGACATGGGTTTTCCTCTTGCAGAAATGACAAAACCCGCACTTAGCGGGTTCAGGATGTGCCCAACGGGCGGGTTATGGCGTGGTGTCGGACCGGTAGGTAAACGAGAGCGGCACGGTGTAGGTTGAGTCGCCAGTAATGCCTGGACCAACATCTACAGGTGTCATAGGCGTCACCACGAAACCGTTCTTCACGTCGCGCACATACAGCGGGAATAGCGCGATGAGTTCGGCTGCAATTGGGTTCGTCTTGGCCTTCCCAGTACCCGCCGGCGCGATGATGCTGACCTGAAACACTCCGGTATACAGCCGGTGATCACCGCCGAGCGTGTTGCTCGCGGTGTCGCCCGGGATGGTGAAAGCTCGAAGATATGTCTCGCCCTCCCGCGGTGTGTAGCCCGTGTTCTCGAAAACGATCTTGAGCTTCTCGGCCCTGCCAGCGTTCCAGGCGATCAGCTTGGCCTCGTAGATCGAGGCGATGATTGCGTGACTCATACCTGGTTGTTCCTGATGGCCTCCAGCACTATCTGCTGGAAGCGAGCCACGGTTACCCGAACCATGCCGCCTGGGGCCTGGGTGGAATGGCCGAACTCCAGCGGGATCGCGTAGGGCAAGTTGTTGATGATGTAGGCCATCTGGCCGGCGGTGAAGTCGCTCATTGCGGCGACCAGCGCGGCAGTGGTCTCAGCACCGCTTGGGTCCACCTCATCGAAGGTGACGCTTTCGACCACGCCCAGTGAGATATGCCAGTTGGCACGGAAGCGTCCACCGACGTATCCCTCGGGCGCCTTGATGTCCATGCCGTCGTTGAGCTTGCGGCCCTTCTTCAGCCTGCCGCCCTTGATGAGGTTGGCCGGATCCCTGCGCAATGCGCCGTTGTGATCGTCGACGGCCTTGTTGTACTGAGTCGCCACTGCGTTCTGCGCCCAGATCTCCGGGTTGCCCACGGGCGACATGCGAATCAGGCTGCTGCCGACCTCGATGATGATCTCGCGCACGCTGGCGTCGATGGCCTCGCCGGTCTGAGCGGCGAACTCGGCTAAGCTGAGCGCAAAACTGCCGGACTGTCCGGCGCCTGCCCGGCTCACGACCGCACCTGCAACTCATACAGGATCGGCGTACCGGAAGGGTTGACCTCTTTCAGCGGCGGCACGATTGACCAGGTGCGGCCTTGGGCCACGACCTTGTCGAGCAGACCCGGCACCCAGGTCAAATCCTGAGCGGCGATTTTGAGCTTCTTATCGCCCTGCTTGATGAGGCTGTTGTTCTGGAATTCTTGGCCGGTGAAGTCGAGCAGGATGCCTTGGGCTGTTTGTTCGACGGTTGCGCCCGGCGCTTCGCCGCCCGTCTCAGGGTCGTACTCGCCCGGCTCCGTCTTGCTGATGGTCACGGCCTGGCCGAACTCTGTGATCATCTCCAGAGCCATCACGGCCATTTCGTCGTAAAAGGTGGCCATGGCGGTCTCCGTGAAGCTATGCGCGAATTGCGAACAGCCCGCGCTTTTGTAGGTAGTCGGCAAACTGCGTAGCACTTGGCCGGTCCGGCGCCGCCGGCAACAGCCGACCACTGGTGTCGGAGATCGTCGCGTACTCGCGAGTTACTGCGCCCTCGACGCGCTCAAGTGTCACAGCACCCTTGCGCTTGTCGATTGGGTCGATGTCGTCCTGATGTATCTCGGCGGCCAGGGCCATCTGCCCGTACTGAATGCGCGCTGGCAGATAGTTGTCCGGCTTGATCTCGCGATCCAGCAGCACTTCCCGGCGCGGCCAGGACAGGGCCTGCTCGCTATTCGACTTGCGACCCTTCCAGGTCATGCCATCCATCACCAAGGCGGCCCGGCGAAGCAACGCCTCTTGCGCGGGAGCGCCCGCAGGGATGACCGTGCCGAATTTCACGGCATACAGGGCCAGGTCCTCGGCGCTCGCGTAGCTTTCCGCGTCAGGCTTGCCGGTGCCGTCCTCGATGATGAGCATGATTACTCCTTGACTTCGTTCAGGCGGTCAGCCTCAGCCTTCGCTTCATCGGCAGTGCCGACGAACTCGCCAAAGCGTACACCGTCGCGGGTGATGATGATCCACTGATCATTCGATTCGAGCTTCGGAATGTAGACTGGCTCATCCTTCGTGCCATCCTTGAGCGTCCCATTGGTGCCCCCGGTCAGCACGTTTTTACCGGTCTTTTCCTTACCGGCGGCCACTTTGTCCTTCGCGGTCTTTTCCTTACCGGCGGCGGACGTAACCGGAGTTTTGCGGGTCAGCACCTCGACCTCAATCTCGGCAGCGTCATAAGCGGCTTTGATCTCAGGGTAATCGCCCACGATAACGACCTTGGTCACGCCACGCTCCACTACGCGGAACAGGTCGGGATTGCGGTAGCGCTTGTTCGGGTCGAAGTCACCCAGTTGGTTGCTATAAACGAGTTCCATGATTCTCTCCATGGCGGCCATTGCTGGCCGCGTCTTGGGGTGGTTATCAGCCCGCGGCAGGCGGCGTGGTGGTCAGGGTGATCATCACGCCGGCAGTGACCTTGTTGCTGTCCGAGTGCTTGACCCAGTTGGCGGCCGAACCAACAGCGGCCAGGGTTGGGTTGGCACCGCCGGTGGTTTCCTTCCAGCTGTAGCCCAGCACGTCGATGTTTACGGTGCCTTCTGCGCGGTACCCGATGCCGAGGTTCTCTTCATCGTTCACCTCGTAGGACCGGAAGCCGGGCGCCTGGGACTCAGTGATCACGACAGCATTCGGCAACAGACCGAAAATCACGTCTGCAGGTGCGGTGTCGGTCACCAGCACTGGCTTGCCCAGCGTGCCAGGCAGACCGCCGTAGATGACGACGCCAGCCTCCTCGTAGACCTTGTTCGCGATCGCTTCGTCCACGATGTCGAAATAGGCCGACGAGTGCATGACCCACAGGGCAATGCGACCGAATTTGTCGCCGAACTTACGCATCCCGCGAGTCAGGGTTTTCTTGCCATCGGTCTCGATGTTGGCCGAGACCACCATGCCAGCGTTGGAACCGATCGCGGCACGCAGTGCGGCGGTGGCGTAGTGGATGAAGCCTTCCAGGGTAGCGTCGGCCACGTCAACGCCGATGATTTGGGAGAATTCATCTACAGGGCGGCCGCGGCGCTTGAACGCTTCTTCGGTGGTCTGGTACGGGCCGTATTTCCACGGAGCCTTCACACCAACAGCTTCGCCGGCGCCGATCTTCTTCGAAACCACTTTGGCTTCGGAGTTGACGTCGCGGTGATCCAGGCCGCCACCGAGTTTGTAGAAAGCGCGCTTGCGGAAATTGCCTTCGATCATCTCGTTGTCGAGGACAATGGCGCCATTGGAGGATGCGTTGAACACATCCAGGTTGTCCTGGACGCGCTCCAGGTATGCGGTTTGCGCCTCATCGTTGTAGATGATCAGGTCGCTGTTTACGGTTGTAGCCATGGGTTTGTCCCCTTACTTGGGCAATGCGAGGAATGCGGTTTGGCCGTGCTTGCGCTGGTAGTCGCGCTTTTGCTCAGCAGTCATTTCGGAGCGCTTGAATGCAGCCTGGCCGCTACCCCCGCCCGGGGCTTGTGTCCCTGAGGCCCTGGGCCACAGGTGAGGTGCGCTCTCGCGCAGGGATTCCGCCCATTCGAGCGGGGTAAGAGGCGACTTGCCGTCTTTGCCGAGGATGGGCTGACCATTCTCGTCAACGGCGACCGCTTCGCCCTCTTCGTTCAGCGTGAACACGCCCTTGGCGCGCAGGATGATGTCGTCGGTTGCTTCGGGGAGTGCACCGGCCCTCAGAGCAGCGCCGCGCACGGAGTCGCCTAGGACTTTGCCCTGGAACTTCGCCGCGAAGGCTTCGGCTTTCTCGGCGCGACCGGTGATAGCCTTCAGTTGCTTGTCGTAGTCACCGCGCAGTCGTTCAGTGCGTTTATTGAACACCTCGTCCACTTTGCCCTCAGTCAGGAGCTTGGTTTCTTCGTCCTGGCCGGCTCGGCTAAGTAGACCCTTCACGGCGTCGATGTCGATGCCTTCAAATTGGGTCTCGAACTGGCTCAGCTTGGTGGATGTGTCTTTCAGCTTACCCAGAAGCTCATTGTTTTTCGTTTTGAGCCCAGTCACAGAGGCTTCAACGGCAGTCGCGATAGCGGCCTTGATTGCCGGGTTTTCCAGGTCGATTTCGTTTTCTTCTGCCACGTTGATGCACCCCTTGGGTATGTTTCGCCCGCTTTGCAGGCAATAAAAAACCGCCAGGAGGCGGCTGAGTAAGTGTGTTCGGCTAAATCCCGGCGCGCTCGAAGGCGAGAGGTTCCAGGCTTTTCATTTGTTTCAATGTCAGCGGCGCGAAGTTGCGATCAAGCTGCAGCTCGGCGAAGCGCTCGACGGTCAACCCGCCCTCCCGGAACAGCTTGCCCCGTACAGGCCCGATAGCCACATCCTGGAACGATGCCGGCTGCTGCTGGAGCCAGTGGTAGTAATCCAGATCGGCATTGACCTGCTGCCCTCCATTGGCACCAACAGAAGCCCGCGTAGCGCCTTTGGCGAACATCGCGCTGAGCTTGGTCAGTAGAATGAAGGTAGTTCGGCAGTTAGGGTGAAACGGCGGCCGGGGCCCGGAATCCACCGGAAACTTGCGCTTGTCCATCGAGCGGCATTGCTGGCTTGTCTTACTGTCCAGCGTCGCCACCATCTGGATCTCTTCGACGATATCCCTATTGGCCTTGGCCACCTCCATCCGTGCCTGGGACGACACATGCTGAATCGCGGTGTGCACGACCGTGCTGGCATTGCGGTTGGTGGTGGCCAGGATGCCGTCTTTGTACCCTGCCGCCTTGGTGCCGCGAATGTTGCGAATGATCTGGAAGTTCGTCTGCCCTTCGAAGAAGCCCTGCCGGATGGCGCCGGTGACGCGCTCTCGCTCGGCACCGGTCCAGCCGCTGATGAAGGCTTTCAACAGCTTCCCGCCACCGGTGCCACGTACGCTGAGCGGGTTCGTCAGCAGCGCAGCACGTATCGCAGCAGCCGTCGGGGCGACCACATCCAGCGACACGCCTACCGGCGCCGATCTGGCGAGACTTGTCGCCTCAAACTCGGCCTCGTAGTTGGCGATGTCCACCAGGTCGAGGTTCAATTGCGCGCTGTAGCGGTCGAAAATGCCCAGTAACAGGCTGTCGACCTCTTTCAGCAGTGCTTCCAGGCGCTTGACGTTGTACTCGGTCAGGTCCGACTGGATGAGCCGGTCACGGATCGAGCGATCAATCTCCTTGAGAAAGGGAGCGAACTTGCCCACCTCTCCGGCCTTTAGTTTTTCGAGGAAGACCGCGTGGCGAATCGTGGCATCAAGGATTGCTTGGTTTGCCGCCATTTGGTTTGTCCTCGTCATCCAGGCCCAGGCCGTCACCCTGCTCTTCCAGCTCGCCGTCGATCTGTTGGTCAGTTCGCTCTGGCGCGATCAGCCCCAGCTTGCGCAAATACGCCCGAAGATCCGCCTTCGCGAACCCGCCGTTCTGCCACAAGCCAACCAAGGCCGTGATCATCTGCGGATCGGCCGTCAGCTCGACGAACTCCTGATTCACCTGGTAGGCGACCTTCTTGTCAGCGATGCCCATGTAGGCGCAGCACCACATGATTGCCCGGGTGTAAGCCTCGCTGACGTTGGCAACGCAGCCAGCCAGGACCGATGTCGATGCCGACTGATCCCCACGGGACTCTGTAGCGGTCTTGGTGGCTAGTGACGCCACAACCATCCGTGCGCCCAGCTCGATCATCATCTGGTTTTTGTCGGCCATGGCCTCCTTTACCAGCGTGTTAGGCGTGGGCTGCGCATAACCAAAGGCGCCACCAACGGGCAGCATCATCGGGGCCCTGGAGCCAACGTAAATACCGTTTTTCTCCATCCAGTCGCGCCAGGACTCGTCGAGCCCACTGATCCACGGCTGGGCCTGGCCGCACCAGAACACGCTGTCTTCGTAATCAGCGCTGTTCCGGTAGTGGCCCAGGTTGATCATGGCGATGTCGTAGAGCGGTGACTCATCGATGCTCGGATCGTTGTTCTGCGCACCGACGAAGGTGAACGGGATCTCCTTCAGCCGGCCACCGGCACCCGTAGGCCGGAATTCCTCAGTAACCGCCAGTGGCCCGCCAGTCTCTGGCCCTGACCGGCGCCATACTCGACAAACGAAGCCGTCTTCCTCCAAGGCCAGCTCCCGGTACTGCTCAACTGTTTTGAAGCCAAAGCCATCGGGAATTTCCGGCGACTCCTTCAGTACTACCAGCGTCAGCACGCTGTGACCGTTCACCATACCGGTGCGCCAGTTGATGATTTCCTCGGCGCAGTAGGTGAGGATCACCGCATGCCCGCCGATGCCGTCGTCTTGGTGATAGTCGACATACAAACCATGCCGGCCAGCCTCGAGTACCTTCTCCAGCGTGCCCTGGGAGTGCTGATAAATGCTCACACCAGAGCCGTTGGCGTTGTCTTGCAGGTATTCCAGCTTCGTCGGCACCGTCAGGGTCGGGTCTTTATGGAAGGCCAAGCCAAGCAAACCGTTTCGGGTGTGGCCTGTGGCATTCTTGAACACTGCGCGCTCACGGTAAGCCCGATTCCGGTCTTCGTTCTCCGGCGACTTGTCGTGTGCGTTGATGTAGGGCAGCCGATCGACAACCCTGTGCTGGCCCGCGCAGACATCGCGAACGGTTGCCCAGCGGTCTAGCACTGCCGTGTATTCCGCCCGCTTGAAGGAGACGTCGTTGCTCATCGGGCGTATCCCATTTTGATAGCGGTGACCGGTTTGATGATCGGGTACTCGCGGTCGATGAAGTAGCCGCCGGCGTCGTTCGCGTGATCGATGCCGGCGGTTTTGTCTGGCTCCCCGTTCGCGCCCCACACCTGCTGCTCCAGGCCGTCGGCGTAGGTTGGACAGGTGAACGGGTTAACTAGGTAGCGGCGCTCGCCCTGCGCATTGCAGAAGACGGCGTTCATTGCGTTTATACGGTCCTTCACCGGCGGGTTCGCAGCTGGAGCAATTACCGCGAACCCGGCCTGCTTGAGCATGGCCAGGTCGGTGATACTGGCGTTCACGGACTTGCGCGAATCGCCCGAGGCATCCGGGTAGATCCGGATCTCGCACGTCTTCTTGAACTCATTGCCGTCGTGCTGCCAGTAGCGCTCTTTGATCCGGCGGATCATGTCGGGCGTGTCGTAACCATCGATCAGCTCATCCACGGCCCTGGGCAACCCCTGGTCGCGCTTGACGTGGGTGATAGCCGCCATCTTCCCGACGTTGAAGTCCATACCAATGTACAGCGACTCGCCGGGCTGCACGGTGTCGAAGCATCCGTTGAGCTTGCGGTCGTAGGCCGTATAGATCGTGCCGGACGTCAGGTTGACGAACTGGCCTTTGAGGTACGCCATGATCAACTGAGGCGGGTACGACTCCATCAGTGATGCGATGTAGTCATCCGGCAAGTTCAGCTCGTTGTCGAACGTGCTGGCCTGCACCAAACCATACATCTCTTTCAGCGACGGCTTATCGCGCAGCTGTTTCACAAACTGCAGGAAGACGAACTTGAAGCCTTCCGGCGTCGTGGTGACGTCCACCCCGTTCTTCAGCCCGGGCAAGTTGTAGCGCATTCGGGCAATAATCTTGCGCCAGGCCTGCTGCGCCTTGACTGCGGTGAGCACGTCCAGCTCATCCACCAGGGCGTGGCCGATCTTGAAGCCGACGATTGTCTGCGGCTTCTCCATAGACCGGCAGATCACAGTGCCGCGGGACTGTCGGCCGCTGTAGATGTGAACCTCGTGGTTCGCCTGATTGATCTTCGTCTTCAGCCCCCAGTCGTAGGCCACCTCATCCATCGTCGGATAGAAGATGTCCCGGATTTGCGGGTAAGTCGGTGCGAAGTAGCCAGCGTTAACACCGGGCCACTCCATGAAGTGCTTGCTCAGTGCCGAGCATCCAACCCAGGTCTTGCCCGAGCCGAACCCGGCAACGAACGCGCGAAACTTGTGGGGCAGCGTGAGGAACTGAGCCTGCGGAACATTAAGGCTCGGCATTCGGCTTCCTCGCATCCACCACGTCGACCTGGATTCGGGTCGGGATCACCGGTTCGTCGCCAACCTCTTCCTTCCGGGCCCGGTTGACGTAGATGTCGCCGGTTTCCTTCGCGGCCTGTTCGAGAATTTGCATAGCCAAGCCGATGTTCTTCATCGTCTCAGCCTTCTCCACAAAGCGGTTCATGGCGCGGAGGCGGAAGGCGCGGTTGGCGATCGGGATATCGACTGTTTCTTCCCTGAAGCGCTTGCGACACTCTTCAAAAAACGTCTTCCACTTCTGCCCGAGGTCGCGACCGGAATACTTGGTAGGGTCGTATCGCTCACACAGTTGGCGGGATACTTCGATGCCGTATTGCTCCTTGACGGCCTGACAAACCTGACTGGGGGTGTCGAAGCAGGCCAGGGCTTGGACAATAAAGGCCTTCACCTCATCTTTCAGGGCTGCCATAGATTCGTTTTCCGTCAAGGGCTGTCAAGGATTAAGCCAGCTTGAGCAGACAGGTTCCGCAGGCCCTCGCAATGTTCAATTTCCCCACCTCAGCAGGTCTGTTTGCAGCATCCACCAACGCTTGAACGTCAGGGCTCGCACCATAGCGGCGGACAACCCCGACGAACTCTTCGACGTCGTGGCCCTGCAGCTTGATCTTCGGTGCACCGTCTTGGGTGAATGCTGGTTGACCGTACTTGTCGGTCGCGTGAGCCAGGTGATACAGCTCGTGTTCGATCAAGGCGCAGAACTCAAGGTCGCTGCACTGGGCGCAGTAGTCAGCGGCCAGCGTGATGATGAAAGCCGGCACATCGCCGAACCAGTCACGCATCTGCTGCTCCATCCGGGCTTTCTGCCAACCGCCGGCGCGGAACGCTACCTGCTCGGCTTGGCCCAGGACAGTGCGGCCCTGCTTCTCGAAGCTCGACGACGCCCACATGATCCGGATGTCTGCATCCAGTAGGTGAGCATGGTCTTCGTTGTGAATGATGCCGGTGTCGGCAAGGATCTCGGCTTGGAGCCATTCCCATACCTCGGGAGCTGGGGTAATGCGAACACCAAAGTCGGACAATTCAAGCAGCGATAGTGGCGGCATTGGTCGAATCATATCGTGACCTTCTCTTGCCGCCTTTCAAGCTTGCGGGTATTCATGAACAGTTTTCTTATTTAACAAAGAGAGATCATGGATACGTTATTTACCATCTTCGCGGCCGGCGTAATGCCAATAATGGCAATCGTGCTTGCAGTCCTAGCATATCGACACAACATGAAAAAATGGCGATCACGGATTGACGCAGAGCTGCAGACAGCTTTGGAGAAGCTGGGAGTTAGCGCTTACAAATTGATTGTGGACAAGCTGACTTCGCCTAGCACTGACAGAACAGCTGACGTCTACCGTATCCTGCACGATGATCAGGACCATTATTTCCTGTTCATGAAAATCGGAGAGCAACCCGCGGTGCTCAAACCTCTAAGCAAGGAGCGAGCCTTACTGGCGGCACGTATGAATGGATAAGTAGGTTGACTGAGCAGGTAACTCTAATCCGCGCCACGATTTGGCGCATTCGAAAACGTGGCGCGTATGAGCCAGGTATACTCCGCCAAATTTGATTTTTTCGAGACTCAAACCCATGCACGGACGCCTGTATCTCATCGCTTTACTTATCGCTGGCCCAGCAATGGCTGTGGAGCCCTCTCGCTACAGCTACGACGAAGCCCCAACTGACGGCTACATGTATGCCGTTAGGTATCAGCAAGCCAAACTGGCTTGTGAATCGCTGCCTGATGACCTTGAGGCGGACTATGCGAAAGCCATGCGCCTTACCAAAGAAGCGAATACCGAATTTGAGCGATCTTACGCCAAAGGTTTAACGGCAAATCTCAGGTGGCGCAAACCCGCAACGCCCGAAGATCAGCAGTTGGAGTGTGATCAAAGTCAGCATGCTTTGCGTGTGACGGTAAGCCTCGCCCGTCAGTGGTTTCCAGGGGGATGGTAGGCCCTCGCATTACTTGGCTCTGCGCTCGACACCGCCAGGTGCCGTGTTACAGTTCAGGCAGTGCTCGCAGTTCAGCGTCCGGCACAGCCAGACCTTCACCCGCTGCCAGTACGTGACCATGAAGATGTGGCGAGCACCAGCCAGGGCTAGGGCGACATGCAACGTCAGGCCGGCAGTGGTCGGGCCGAAGAAGATGTTCTGGCTGCGCACCGACACGACGAATCCAGTGATGGCGATCGTGGTGTAGATCAGCTTTCCGAGAATACCGTCCCGCACCTTCCCACTAAGTACACACCAGGTCGCCCACAGCGCGATAAGGCCGCAGGCGATGGAGTTGATCAGTTCAAGATTCATGGTGGATTGCCTCCCCCGAACCGGTGGCGAATAAGCGCCCAGAGGTCAGCGGCTTTGATGGCTCTGTTGATTGCTGCCAGGAGCGAACCGCCGAACGTGCCCAGCAAGAAGCCAATCCCGGCAACGATCTTCGGCTCGGTTACATTCAGGTAGGCGCTGACCATGCTCGTCAGGTACAGCGAGCAGGCAACCCCAGTGATCAAGAACACCATCCAGGCGCGCCAGTCAGACAAGTCGTCCTTGTGCCACCAGCTCGCAACGACAGCCCCAATCAGGCCCGCAATCAGCAATTCGAACCTGTCGATCTTGTCGAGCAGGCGCTGTAGATACTCCATGCGCTCGACTCCGTGGGGCATGATGGAAATAGGTCAGCCCCGGCGGCACTCCCTGCTCAATGCGAAGGGTGTGGCGGGGCTGAAAACAAAAAAGCCCAGCTCGATGGCTGGGCTCGTTGGATAGCAGTGAATTCAGATCGACGGCTTTGAGCCTGGTGGATCCTGATCTTTCAAATCGGCATCTTTTAGCTTTCTTTCCAGCAACACCTTTAATGAGGACTGTGGCTGAGGCTTTTCACCCGCAACCAGCTGTAATTCGATTTTAGCGACCGCCTTGGCTGCTGCCATAACTGATGCATAAACGCCAAATACTCTGCCTTGGTAAAAAACCACCCAGACGGTGACAATTTTAGGGTCTAAATTTTGCGCGACTTTCCGCCACTCTGGACTTAAGTCGTCTACATGCAACTTCGCCATTCCTAAATCAAACATGTGTCCATCTCCTTGATCATGGAGGCGAGATGTTGATGTAAATTCAAACCAAAGGACACTACTCAATAAAAAACCCGGCGCTTGGCCGGGTTTAAGGTCTCGTGTGCGTTTCGCGTTACTTGTGCACTATGGGAAAAGTACTCGGAATTCCCCGTCATGTCAATATGATTATGCCGCCTCCTGATCTTTTTCCGCGTGAATCACCTGCCAAACTGGCTGTTGAGCCTGAATATCCACTTCCTTGATCACTTCTTTCAGGGATTCCCAAAGGTCGAGCCAGTCACGCGTCCAGTTCTTCGGATCGATGGTCACGCCGAAGAACGTGTTCATCTCGGCGGCTACCCGCGCCGGCCCCCATTCGGCAGCCCCGGCCACCTCCCCTTTGTACGACTGCAGGGCCAGGGTCACCAGGTATTGCGCCTTCACGCGCTTGGCCGATGTGAGGTCCGGCAATGCTGCCTTGGCGGTGATCAGCAGCACCGCATTCAGCAGGTGCCGCATGTTCATCGCCGGGTGGTACAGGTAGTGGCCGAACTGCTGCACCTGGAAAGGCAGCGTGTCGATGGCGCGCAACACCTTACCGATGGTAGCCAGGTGAGCGGCGCGGGCAGTAGACCGGCCAAGCGGCGTTCCGCGCGTTTCGCTGATGCTGATCTTCTGGCGCACGACCTGAATGCGCTCCTCTTTATCTTCCCCCAGCGCAGCAAATACGGCTTCTGCGCGCCGCATGCGCTGCCCCTTCTTGATCGGGGCGGATTGCGCTTTATCAATGGCCACGGCGCTGATCGACGCGTTCGATTCGTGCTGAGCCTCTGTCCATACCTGCCTTGCGTTGATCAGTTTCATGCTGCCTGCCCCTTTTTCAGTTCTTTGGTCATCGCCCGGTATTTGGCCTTGATGGCCTTAATCTCATCCACGGTGTACTTGCACGGCGCGTGCAGGCCCTCCAGCCAGGCCACCTTTTCGGCGCCGATGCGCTGCACAAGGCGAATGCGATACTCCACCGCATTGCCGGACAGGTTGCGATTGCACTTCACGCACTGGCGATGGATGTTCAGCGGCTCGAAGCGCAGCTCCGGGCAGGCGCCGACGGATCGGTAGTGTCCGGCGTCCCACCGACTGCCGGTCATGAGGTCATTGTCGTTCGGCGTGGAGTCGCAGCTGATGCAGGGCTGGTGGGCGTCACGCAGGCGGACGTACTCGTTAACCGCGGCCTGGGCTTCGTGAAGGTGGTCCGCCCTGCTCTTGAGCTTTTCCTTACGGACCTTGATCTCGCGGCGCTCGACCTGGGCTAGCGACTTGCGTGCCTTCGCCTGGTTTACATCCTTGATGGCGAGGCCGCACTTCGGGCTGCATACGGCCTGCCCCATCCGCTGCGGCTGGAAGCTAATGCCGCATCCGGGGTTCTTGCACTTTTTCGGTTTGGGTTGCTTGGCGATCATGCAGCCTCCTTGCTGAGTAGATCAGTGAAAACCACACCTTGGCCCGTGAAGCGGGCTGCAATGCGGTCGGTGTAAGCGATGCCCTGGGCGCGGTTGAACAGGCTGGTCACCGGGAAACCGTCTGGGCCGAACAAATGGCATTCGCCCATCATGGCCAGCTTCGTTTCGTATGGCAGATGACGCATCACTCGGTACCACTCGGCCTGGAACCCAGCGTCCTCGTTCAGCAGAATCTGCACACCGAAGTGAAGCTTGCAGTACCGGCGGGCGTCGGCCGCGTCACCGATCTGTGTCATCTCGGCAATTCGCTTGTACATCCCAAACCACAGCCGGTTCTGGTCGAGGGTGCGGTCCTTGCCCGGGCGCAGGGAGACCACCACAAACTTCTTGTCCCGGTACATGGTGGTCAGGCATGTGATGGCCTCGGTGAGCTTGGCCTGACAGTTGACGCTGATCTTGTCGGTCATTGCGCCACCCTCTTCTCTTCCACTTCCTGCGCCTGCTTGATCAGCAAAGCCCGGCGATCTGCCAACTCGTTGGCTGCCTGAATGCGCATCTCGTCTTTTTTCTCAGCGCTGGCTGCACGCATCTCCAGCATCGACGACTTCACCAGTTCGAGCTTTTCGCGGAGAGCCGGCGCTGGCCGTGTAACGGTGCCAGTGAGCAAGCCAGCAATTGCGCGGCCGTCTTCCGTGACTGGCTCGGTACTCAGATCCGCCAGGTACTTCTGGGCGTGTTCGCGCGGGATACGCTTCAGCTCCATCGCCTTGGTCACAGCCTGGATACGGCGGTTGGCGTCGAAACCTACGGATACGTGCCAGTTGACCGGCTTCGCATCCTCGCGGGCCTGGCCCACGAACCGCTGGTAGGCGTCGATGAACGCCATGCGCGCACCGATTTTGTCGCCGCCATCCAGAATGGGTTTCGCAGCAGCAAGTGCCAGCTGGATCTCGTCGGTCAGCACCACCGTTTCGAATTCATCGTTGGTGTTCATGGCGATTGCCCAGGCCTCGTCCTTCCCTGGGCGACCGTCGGAGGTCAGAACACGCTGCAGGATGTCAGCCATAGCCAGCTTGCCCTTCACCTCAAAGCGACATGCTTTCAACGCGGCTTTGACGACGGGCACCGGGTAGGCGCAGAGGTCTTCAGCCATCATCGCGGCGGTGCCTGGGTTCATTTCCTGGCCCATGGCCTCGGCCGTTGCGCAGATGGCAGCGGCCAGCCCGGCAACCTGC